ATGTTTGCATCAATTGTATGGATGTACTTTTCAAGTGCTTCTTTAGATTCATGCCCTGTAATTGGTTGCAATACTTCGATGGTTTGAGAATAGGTTTTATTTTCAACAGTTCTTAAATATTTAAACAAATTTGTAATAAATGAATGTCGGAAACTGTATAAACCATACTCTAACCCTAAATTAAATTTGTCTTTTACTTTTTTAAAACGTTTAGAAAAATAATCCCTTCTCGAAATCGGTTTTACATTCCATAAACTTGGTTTGTTGTTTGGTGTAAATAAATAAAATTCTTTATCGTACAAATGTAAATTTATAGCTTTTATATCGTCTATAAATATACTTGGGATTCTTTTTGTTTTGAGAGGTTTGTTTTTTGCTTTAAAATACAATAAACCATCTTGCAGATTTATGTCTTTTACCTTTAGCCTGTTTACTTCAATAGGTCTTAAAAAATTATATGCGACAAATTTAATATACAGCAATAAATAAGGGTCATTTTCTCGCAACCAATTTACAATGTTTGTTAGTTCTAAACGAGTAAAAGTCCTGTCTGTTTTTGCTTTTGTTTTTTCGTTTGCAATGTCTTTTATAAAATTTCTATCAATTATATTTAATTTGGTTTCTAAAATTGTAAACAACGCAGACAACGATGTTTTATAATTGTTTCTGGTTCTTGGCGATGTTTCCTTTAATTTTTGGTTTAAAAAAGATAAAACAGTTTTTTTGGTAAGAGTATTGATATTTTTTTGCTGATGATTTAAACCAATAAAATTTAAAAAATGTTCTTTTGAATAGTAGTAATCTTTAGCAGTTACATCTTCAACAGTCATTTTGCAATGATTGTGCGCTAAATCAAAAGCTTCTTTTATAGTATAAAATTTTTTTTCTTCTTCTATTTCAGTATAAGGGGAATATCCGTTGTCAAAGGCTATTATCATACCTTTTTTAAAATTTTTCAAAAACTCTAATCTGTCTTGTATTGTTTTTAGACGATTAACACCTGCTTTTAAATTTTTCTGCCTTACCAATTTTTGAGTTTGAGGATGTTTGTAATACCATCGAACATACCAACTTTTAGAAAGTGCAATTTTTTTTTGTGTATTTGTTAATTCGCTCAACTCATTTACATCAATACCCCCAGTATAAAAAGATATGGTATAATTTTTTGACATTTTTTTTAAAAAATCATTTGTGTACTTTTCAGTGTACTTTTTTAATAAGTCTGAATTTTTATTCATAGAAAAACGATTTAAAAAAAGCTCTAAATCGTTTATCTATAAAGGGGTTTTGAATTTTAATATTTGTAGCGGGAACTGGACTCGAACCAGTGACCTTCGGGTTATGAGCCCAAATGTAGTAATATGTGAATTATTAAAATCCTGTAAATCAATATCTTAATTTTTAAACCTTTTAATTATAGTGTACTATTTAGGGTACTTTTTTATTCTTTTAAAATTTTGATTGCTTTTTTTAGCGATTCATTCTCAAACCACAAATTATAAACCTCAATATCAAGTAAGTTTTTATGGTTTTTAATTACTTGATGAGATAAATGCCTTAGTTTTTCATTTTCAGAAATATCATTGTCCTTTAATTCTACACCAGTTAGCAACCACTGTTCAGAAACATTAAAAAAATCACAAATTATTTTTAAATTTTTTTGCTGCGGCTTACTGTCTTTATTTATAATTCTACCAATAGTAGATTGACTGACGTTTGTTTTTTTAGAAAATTGATAGGGTGTTAAACCATTTTCATTTAATAATCTTTTTAATCTTTCGCCAAGTCTTTCTTTCATAAATTTAAAAAAAATTAAAAATTACTTGCAAAATACTAACGAGTTAGTTATATTTGTAAATAATGATATTGTAATATATAAAAAAAATATTACTTATCATTATTTGTGCCTCTAAAACAAATTAAATAAAAAGAATGTTAGAGGCTAAACTTGTAAAATTTTATAAAGAAGAAATTAAGAAGAATAAAAAAACTATACAAAAGCTAAAAAGTAAACTCACAAAAGAAGAAATAAATACTATTATTTCAAAGCATCAATAATTCTTTCTTGCACTTGCACTTCAAACCATAATTTATAAACTTGGATATTCAAAAGTTTTTCATGGTTTTCTATCACTTTATTTGCTAAACTACTCAAAACAATAATTTCATCTGTATTAGTAATTTCAACTTTAACACCTTTTTCTTTTTTGTATTTATTGATTATTTCTTCAACATGATTTAAATAAACTTGGTCTACCCTGCCTCTTTGAAAAGCAACCCTTAAAGAGTTAGTTCCAATCGGTAAATCCGCCGCCAATACATCCCACGTTATACCCAATTTTTTTCGCTCAATTAATAGTTTTTCAATCATAAAAAAAAGTTTTTGTAAGTTTTTTTTGTTTTGTTAGTAAGTTTTTATATATTTGTACTGTAATATTTGTAACATTAATCAAATTTAATACTATTTGATTTCATATTAAAGCATTTGTATATAAAAAATACAATAACCTTGATAGTAAGTTACAAAAAATAAGTAACTAAGTGAATAAAAATTCTAATTTTTCGACGAAGCGCAAGTATAATGCAAGTAATAGTTATACTATTGATATTGAAAGATTTTACTACGATGGGGATAAAACTTCTTCAATCCCTTTTTACCAACAAATAGAGCAAAACAACTTTTTAATTGACATAAATGGATATGCCTGTTTTAAATGGATGGATTCACTTGATTGTGAGTTTAAAGACTTTGACAACATCAATATAAGTGTTAGTGATTCAAATGGCGAGGTTTATATATCTGATGCAATTTTTAATGCAATTACTAAAAATATAGAATTCAAATGGATTTAATAAAATCACTTTCAAAAACAGATTTAAGCAGTAATAATACTAAGGAATTATTTAACCAAATTGTATATAATGCTTTCCACAATGCAAAGAGTTCTGATGAAGAAAAATTGATTGTTACAATTGCTTTAAAATATCAATTAGACTGTTTTGATGAAATATTTAACATTCTTGAAGATGGATGTTTTAACCTACCATTTTAAAATGTCAGAACTAGAAAAAAACATTATAAATCTTTTACCTACGCTTTCAATACAGGCGAAAAATGAGGCTCGTTTAATTCTAGGACTTAATTTGAAAAAACCAAAACGTAAAAAAGAAGTATTGCCAATGGATGAAGCAATGGTTTTAGTTCGTAAAGCTTTTAATATATGAAGCTAAATAAGAAAGTATGTAAGATGATTTTACTTAATAAAGATAAGTATGAAAAATTATTAATACAAAAAGCACAGCAATATTTAGATGTGGGTGCGATTGCCACAAATTTCAATCGTAATTAAAAACAATTAATATTATGGGTTTTATAGACAGACCAGAAACAAAAAGTGTAAATCCAACTTCTAAATTTTTAGAGTGGAAAAGTAATCAAAAATGTTTTTCTTTTTACAATAAGGAAATCAAAGACAACGAACAAGTAAAACTACCATTAACCTTTTTAGTGTTAGAAGAATACCACACAGTTAAGGGGTTTTCTGATAAAGACCAAACTGGTATTTATGCAAATGAAGTTCTGCAAATTGGAAACGAAGAAATGGAAGTTAAAACTTTTAAAGGGAGGCTTATAGCCAAAGGTCTTTACAAAGACATTAAAGGAATGGTTAATACAGCAGGAGGCAACTACTACAAATCAATTTACGCAGTTACCAAAGAGGGCGAGTTAATCAACCTATCTTTTAAAGGTGCGTGTGTTTCAAAATGGACTAACTTAACTGACAAGGGTGCTTGGAAAAGATTGAAAGATGAGTGGGTTACAATTGAAGATGCAGAAAACCATAAAAAAGGAATGGTAAAGTATTCAACACCAAATTTCAAATTTAGTACATCGTTATCGGATTTTGAATTTGATATGGTTAAACAAAAAGCTTCCGAATTACAGGAGTATATGGGCAAATATTTTGCAAAAAAACCAGTACAAGAAATTGAGGTTGATGCAATTGTTGATTTTTCAGAATTAACTGTTTAAAAATGAATAAGCAATTATTTTTTGAGGTGCGTGAAAACGAAGTAGCGCACCTCTTAACTGAGGTTGAAGAAGGGAATATCCTAGCACTATCAACCTATGCCAACCTAAAAAAATGCCAAGCGCTTTACACAGAGGCAATAAAGCAAATAGAACCTATGGCATTTGACGAGGCAAACAACTACCATGAAAAGACTTTTTTGGATTCTGGGTTCTGTTTTGAAAAAAGAACTGGAGGTATAAGATACTCTTTTAATCACATAAAAGAGTGGCAAGAAGCTGACCAACGAAAAAAAGATATTGAAGAAAAATGCAAGTTAGCATACACAGCACTGCAACGTAATTTATTGGCAGGAACAGAGGATGGAGAAATGATTGAGATTCCTAAAATCAGCTACACAAAAGATTCATTAATTGTAAAATAAATATTATGAACGAACCTTTAAAAATTACAGTCAAATTTTATAATAAAAAATTGACAACCGAAATAGACCATTCTGATGTTTCAATAGATGAGTTGCACGATTTATGGTTGGGTCTTTTACAAGGCATGGGATATTCTAATGTAACAATAAATGAATTTTATGAACACCTTGAAAAATAGTAAAATAGAAAAAATGCAAAAATTTTTAGACTGGATGAAATTTAAAGTAAAAAGTATTCATGTTATCTCTAATAAAGAATTTGTAAACATACTTGACAAGATGTAAAACGCAACACTTCAACACTTTTTTTGTCATATTAGATTTTTGAAAATTAAAAAAAAAAAATTAAAAAAACTTTTTCAAAAAAAAAATTAAAGTGTTGCAAGTGTTGTTTTAACAAAAAAAGTCAATAAACACAAGGTGTTTCAGCGCAACACTTTTAAAAACAATGTGTACTAATGCAACAGTTAAGCGTTGCGAAAATGAAAAAAAATGAAAATTACCCTTTTTAAAAATATAAAAGAAACTAATACACCATATCATCTAAATATTGATGATGTGTTGTTACGGATTAAAAATGGGGATTCTAAGGAGAAGATTTTAGCAATAAGACAGGAAAGGGAAAAACCAAAAAGGCAAGAATTAAAAAAGAATTTACCTTCTATTTGTTTTTCTGGAACTTTCAGAGAACGTTCCGCTAAAAAAATTATAAAACATTCTGGCTTTATTTGTTTGGATTTTGATGACTTTAAAAATGAGCAAGATTTAATTGATTTTAAAGATAGGTTTTTACAAGATAAATTTGTATATTGTTGTTTTATATCCCCAAGCGGAAATGGTTTAAAAGTATTGGTTAAAATACCAAATGAAACCCATAACCATAAACGATACTTCAATGCTTTAAAAGAGTACTTTGATACTCCACACTTTGATATTTCTGGAAGTGATGTCAGCAGGGTTTGTTATGAATCTTACGACCCTAATATTTATGTAAATAAAGATTCAGAGTTGTTTGATGAAATATTAGACACAAAAGAATACCTACACCACGATACTGAAAATTTTAAAGTTCCTTTAAAAGAAAAAGGAGAAATCATAAAACGACTTGATAAGTGGTTTGAGAAAAATTTTGGTAATGTATATGGAGAAAGGAACTCTAATATATTTAAATTGGCTTGTGCTTTCTCGGAATTTGGGATTGACCAATACACTACTGAAACACATTTTTCTAAATTTATAGAACAGGATTTTACTAAAAAAGAAATACAACGTACTATCCAATCTGCCTACAAAAAAACCAAAGCTAATTTTGATACTAAATACTTTGAGGATAATAACATTATAGACTATGTTAATAGACAGTATTTGTCTGGCGTTTCACAAGAAAAAATAGAAAAACAATTAGCATCTAGAGGTTATGATGATGAGGATATTGAAACTGTAATATCAGAAGCAAAAGAGAATGAATCTATTGATATATTTTGGTCTATTTCTTCAAGAGGCAAGGTCACGATTATATCCAAAAAATTTAAAGACTATTTAAGGCAAAAGGGATATTATAGGTATTATCCAGAGAGTTCAGAAACATTTGTATTTGTAAAAGTAGAATCTAATTTAATAGACTTTACAACTGAATATAAAATTAAAACCGCAGTTTTAAATGAATTAGAAGAAAACAAACACTTTGAAGTTTATGAGTATTTGGCTGTTAATACACGATATTTTAGAGAAGAGTACCTCTCTATTATAGATACTATTTCAGTTTCGATGAAGCAAGACACTAAAGACACCGCTTATTGCTATTATAAAAATTGTGTGGTTGAGGTAAAAAAAGATTCATTAAATACAATTCAATACGTAAACTTAGATGGATATGTTTGGAAAGATAGTATCATCAACAGAGAATTTAAATACTTAAAAGACCATCAAAACGATTACCAAAAGTTTATTAATATAATCGCAGGAAACAACCCTAAAAACATTTTAAGCTTTCAAACCACTATTGGCTATTTAATGCACGGTTTTAAAAATAAAGCTTACTCCCCTGCTGTTATTTTAAATGATGAAGTAATTTCTGAAAATCCAGAAGGTGGAACTGGTAAAGGGTTACTGGTGGATGCACTAACAAGGCTAAAAAAAGTAGTCATATTAGATGGGAAGTCATTTGATAAAAATAAAAATTTCCATTATCAAACCGTAACAACTTCTACACAAGTTTTAGTGTTTGACGATGTCAAAAAGAAGTTTGACTTTGAAGGGTTGTTCTCTTTGATAACAGAGGGTATAACACTAGAGAAGAAAAACAAAGATGCAATTAAATTAGATTTTTACGAATCGCCAAAAATTGTAATAACAACAAACTATGCTATTAATGGTTCTGGAAATTCACATGAAAGGCGAAAGTGGGAACTTGAACTTGCACAGCATTACAACGCTAAATTTACTCCTTACGATGAGTTTGGAAAAATGCTACTTGATGATTTTACAGATGATGAGTGGTTGGCATTTGACAACTACATGGTATCAAACCTACAAAAATATTTAGAAGTCGGTTTTGCTGCTCCACATTTAAAAAATTTAAAGACAAGAAAGTTTATTACTTCAACCTCATTTGAGTTTCACGAATGGGCAGAGGACAAAGAAAACACATTAATTAAAAAACCCAGAGTATCAAAATCAGAATTGTTTGAAGATTTTATAGAAGAATACACAGATTATAAAAAGTGGTTAAGGAAAAAAACCTTTCAAAATTGGCTCAAACAATATGCAAAATATAAAGATATAAATTATCAAGAAGGAAATACAAACGGAACTCGTTGGTGTGATTTAGGATTTAAACAAAAAGAAATAGAATTAGACGAAATACCCTTTTAATTATGAATGAAAATTTAGAAATACTTAGAAATTTAATTATCAAAAACTACAAAGTAGATATTTTAAATAAGAGCAGACAAAGACACATAGTTGATTGTAAAAAAATATTTGCTCTAATAGCATTTAACGAAATACATGGTTTTTCATACACTCCTGTATCAAAGTTTATAGGATGCAATCATGCCACCTTAATATATAATGTTAGAACAGCAAAAGATTTAATGAAGTATGATAGCAAATTTAGAGAAATGTATTTAAAAATAGAAGCTGATTTTTATTACTTAAATAAATCTGTTATAACAGAAGAAATTGAAGCAGAACTTGTCTTATTAGATATTAGAATGAATAGGCTTAAAGAATTATGCCACAAAAAAGAAGAACAAAGTGTTTCAGTTTAGAACATATCAAAAAAATATCATAAAAGAAGGTACAAAGCGACTGTCAAGGCTTCGCATTATTCTATTAGCAATGGAGGTTCGCACTGGTAAAACTTTAACCTCGTTAGGGATTGCAAATAATATGGATATTTCTTCTGTCTTGTTTGTTACAAAAAAGAAAGCAATTTCATCCATTGAAGCTGACTACAATTTACTAAAGCCTAACTATGATTTAAACGTTACCAACTTTGAATCAGTACACAAAGTAAATGGCAATGACTATGATTTGGTAATTGTAGATGAATCACATTGTCTTGGTGCATTTCCTAAACCATCAATCAGAACCAAAAGAATAAAAGAAATTGTAGGAAGTAAGTACTGCATCTTATTATCTGGAACACCAACCCCAGAGAGTTGGTCGCAAATCTTTCATCAGTTTTGGATCAGCGAGTATTCTCCATTTGCCCACAATTC